ACGATCTTTAGTTTTGCCATGAGTTTGCCCCTTTATAGTTTGTTTAGAATGTGCCTGATGTGGCGACTGCAACTGTTGAGTTAGCAGTAAATGTGATCGACTGTGTGGACATATCGCCAACAGCACCATTGATGTCTGTTGTGTTGTTCACTAGTAGTGAGACAGTGTAAAGAGGGTTAGTAGCAGATACTGCTGTTCCCTTTTCCTGTAGGAATACACATGTGACTGTTGTACCCCATGCAGCTTGTAGTGTTGCCAATACATTTGTCGCTGCTGTGTCATTTAGGAAATCGATTGTTACAGATGATGCTTCCAAGCCCTTAACGAACTTGTGTGAAGTATCGCCCATAGCTGTAACTTCTAGCTCATCGAATGTGCGGTTAAGAGTAATTGATGTGACATGGTCTGAAAGATCAACGGAGTTAATCTTCACACCGACTTTGTTATTTAGAAATACAGCCATGAGATTATTCCTCGTCTTTCTTTGTAGGTGCTGGCTTTGGTGCTGGTGTGCTTACTTGCCCGATTTTCTTCAGGAAGTCAGCGTTTTCTTGTTCCCACTCGGACATGTTTAGCTCCAACTCGTTAGGATTGATACGGACATCTCGCAGCTGAGTAGGTCACCCGATGCAGCATTGAGAATACTTGGTGCGCTTATCGCGCTTACATTATAGGTCAAAGATGATGCTGCGAGCTTTGCGAACACGCTACAAACAGTATCTTCAATGCCGTTAAGGTTTCCCTCATTGTCGAACAGTGGAACAGTCATAACAATCTTAAAGTTAGCCATTGGGCTAATAGTTATGTGCTGATTGTTGCTAGGTGTCAAGTAAGGATCATCTGGAGAGACAATTACAGAGTTAGCAAGGACTGTGGCAGGTGGAAAAGCAAAAGTCTGCCACTTAGCGTTATCGACTAAAGCGGTTGCTAATGTGGTTCTGAGAGTAGTGACGGCAACGGGCATTATCCCACCATCGAACGCGGATCAAGTGCGTGAGCGATCAATCCTCGCACCTTAGCGAGAAGCTGTGCGCTCATTCGGTAAGGGCTTGGCTGGAAATCGACTGCGTTACTGCCTGAAAGGGTGGCTGTACGCGCTTGCCAGATTTCAACAGATATCATAAGAGATGCTTGCTGGACTGCTGTGTCTGTTGTCCAGTCTGTGTAATTTGTTGCCGTGACTTTACCAAAAGGGGCAATAGGATGCACTGGCTTAATGGCAGCGTGATTTGTAACCATAGTTATTGAGTAAGGTGTAACCGCTGTTATAACTTTTGATCCGTTAAAGGAAGAGCCACAGCCAGTTATTGTAACTGTCTGCCCAACATAATAAGTGTCTATAAGTTCTTGATCAAAGTAAAGCGTTCCCTCACCTACGATGCTGGAATGTGCCACAGCATAATTACTGTTAGTCCATAACATAGGAAGTAAAACTGCATCTGCGGCATCACAAACTTCCTGCAAAACGGCATCTGTGTACAGGGTGCCGACTCCAAGTGTGGAGCGTAATTCACTTACTGTCGTGAGAGCCATTTTGTTTCCTTTCTAAAGACTCTGGGGAGTAGAGGGCTACTACTCCCCAGAGCGACTTAGTTACCTAGTTATCAGGTTAGGTTAAACCAGTTTGCGCCTGCTGCAAGCTTTGTAGCAAGTGCTCCTTGACCGAATAGTAGAATGTCTACAGTTCCGTCTGAGTTAACATTAGTGCGAAGCTGCTGACGAGCACCCTCGTACCATGTGTAAGCATCTGGGTTGATGACAGCCATTGAATAATCTGCTGTTCCTACTCCACCAGAACCCTTCATGTAACGAGATACACGAAGATCAAGACCTGCAACATTACCGCGCAAGCTTGTTGGTGAAAGTGCTCCTGCATTATTTTGAGGATTTGCAGCGATGTAAATTGGTCGACCAGCATCATTGTATGACATGATGTTAGCCCACTGCTCTGGTGTGACAACCATGTTGCGAGCAAAACCAAGTGATGCTGAATAAACAGCTGCCGCTGCACTTGATACATAACTTAGCAAACCTGTTGCTGAGTTAGCCTGTGCTGTTGCGTTAAGAGTACCTGCGCCCTGAATAGCAGTTGTTACAAATTCTTCAGTATCTTTTGCGTAAGCGTATTCCATCTGGACAAGAAGCTCATCTAGAAATGCAGGTGTTGAATTTGTTAGGAGTTCTAGAGTTGTGATCGCACGACCCTTAAATGATTTCTTTGTGACTGTGATAAATGATGCTTCAAGTTGTGAATCTGTAACTGCACCATTCTCATCGATCTGATCGACTAGAGGCACTTCAGTAATCTTAGGCAACTCAAATGTTTTTCCAAATTCTGGCATTGTTCCGCGAGAAACTGAATCAATCATTGGGCGATCTGCGTTAGACAAGAAGTTAAGTAGTTGTGTGCTTTGTGGTGTTGGGATAAATCCTGCACCTGTTGTCTGATCGTTGTCAGCAGCGCGTAGCCATTGACGAGATTCATCATCACCAAAAAGGTTAGCTTTTAGTGTGTTCTCCAAGTAGTTACGCTTTGTGATTTCGATTCTTGGAGATGTGTAGTACATCGCTGTTACAGTAGGGCGAGCAGCCTCGACAGGTGCTGCCTCTACTGCAGGTGTTGCTTCGACTGCTGAAGTGGTATCTTCCACGGCTGTCTCGCTTTCTGTAGTTGGGTTTTCTTCAGCAGGGGTAACTTCCTCTGCTGCGATCTCTAGCACCTGAGCAGACTTAAAGGCTGGCTCTGTTACGAGAGAAACTTCTTTTAACTTAGCCGCTGTTACGACTGTGTGTCCGTTGCGTGATGGTTTAGATGCAAGGATCTCTGCGCCTATGCTTAAACCTGAAACCAAATTTTCGCTTGCCATGATGAGGGCATCTGTGCCAGCCTGTGAACGGCTTAGCTTAAAGGTTGCATAAATGCCATCTTCTTTTTGTTCAGCTGAGATCATGCGACCAACAGGCTTCTTCATGTCATGCTGTGATAAGAGCTTAATCTTTGTTGGGTCTGGAATCTCAATAGATCCTGCCTCAAATGCATAAGATCCAAGATTAGTGCTGCCAATTTCATCATTACCAAAGGGCACTATCTTGCCAGTGATTTCGCGCTTTTCTTCGTTGCACTCAATCATTGTGGCTTCAATGTATAAGTTTTCCATTAGCCTTCGCTTCCATTAGGTGTTAGATCTTCCATCTGCATAGCTTGTTCGATTGTAATTAAACCAAGTGAAAGCATCTTTTCTATAACTAGCAATCGCTCCATAGGTTCAACGCGCAAGAATGTAGAATCTAAATCGAACTTTACATAGTGACCAGCAGTAGATATATCATCCATGCTTAAACGCTGCTCGATTGCAGAGATGTATGGCTGGAACGCTAGTGCTACTAATTGTTTTCTTTCATCTATGATGTTTGCGTATGTCATCGATGTGTTGAGGTCTGCTGACAAGTAGTAAGCAGGGATGCCGCACAATCGGCTAATCTCAGTAGCAAGATTCTGGATTGCCTCGTTGTACATCATGTCTTTAGGACTAAAGCCAATATTCTGCGCCTCAAGAGTTGAGGTCAAATATGCAGTTGAACGATTCTGACGAGCTGACTTCCATGAAGCCAGTAAACCTTGAACTTCCGCAGGTGGCAGATCTGCTCCTGTATTTTTTAACACTGTAGTAGCCATCGGAGTTTGTGCAGCTGTAGCAGCAGCTTTCTGGATGTCTATCGCAGCTTGAATTGTTCTTGCACCTGTTGTAAGCACACCCTCATTAAATGATTGGAATGTAACTAGAGATCCAAGACCAGACATCGGGCGTGGTGATCCATCCACATAATATTGTGTTACAACAGTGTTAGTCGTATTAAGATCAAAAGTAATGCGAGTATTGGCAACCCACTCAAAAGATGCAGGGCGATTATCTTCCTGATATGTTTCTGTAACTTCTAGGAAGGCTTGCCCAAAGAATAGAAGGCTATCGACCAAGTAACTGACAGTAACAAATTGTGGCTGTGACTTAGATAGTTGATGCACCCATCTAGGAGCTGGAATATCTTCTCCAGTAGATTTCTTTTTATACTCGAGCGGAATAGATCCGACTGTGCATAGAAGATCTCGGCATCGCTTAATAGCGGGAACAGCCATAGCATCTCGTCTGCCAATTACAGGGAATGTAAAGTTGTAAATGGAGTTAATGCCATCGCCCATGATCTTAGGCGCGATCTGTGCCTCTAAGATTTGTGGCTTACGCGAAAAGATACCCATAGACAGAAATTGTAGCATTTGTCAAGCAATTAGACAATGTGATAGGGCGTGTCTAAGTATATATCTGTGGCTTAGGTGCAGGGATCATTAACTTGCTTACGACCATTGCGAGTCCAATCGGGGCTGAGATATCGCCAGCGGATTTTCTTTTTATGATTCTCCAAGCTGAGTCATTGACCTTAGCTGCGCAGTTATTCATCTGCTGAATCAATTCGGCTTGCCCATTGTGGACTACGCGAGCATTGACTAAGCCTTCTAATAGATCGCCACAGGCTTTGTAGAATTGCTGACCCGAAACATCCTCGACCATAACTCCAGCATTGGCTAAGCGATCTGCGATTGTCTGCGTTGCGTACTTGTCATAGCAGACTAGCCGTGGCTTATAGATGTCGCACCACGCCTTTATACTTGCTGCCATCTTTAACTCATCGATGGCAACTTGAGAGCTGTAAGTCTCCAGAATCCCGATGCCAATCCGCCCATCTGGGAGAAGTTGTCCTGCGACCAATGATCCGTTCCTGCGTGACGGACTGACATCGAAACCGAATACAGTATAAGCCCCGGGAGCCATTTCGAGTGTGCTATCGGATGTGTCCTCTAAGACTCCATGTGGCCACGGACTACTTAACGAATCTATCCATTGACAAAGAGTCTCAGTACGCGTGTTCTCAATCGGTGAAGTAGCAATCGCTTCTTCAATCGCTTCTTCTGTGATGGTGTATCCCAAAGAGGGGTTAGCCAAAGCCCATGCATTGCGATCGTCTATCTTGCAGTATTGCGGAGCTGAGTACTCATAGAATCCAAAAGACTTGGGTGGGTAGTCGATAGCTCTTTCCCGTAAGTCGTTGAGTACAGTGCTGAAAGCGTCTCCTGCATTAGAGGTAAGAAGCGTTTGAGAGTTTGGGTGAGCTCTAGTTGTAGGAGTAGCAGCTCTAAATCCATCTTCTGTGATCTCTCGGACTTCATCGATGTAGAGCAGTCCATTGACTGATCGACCGCGAGAGCCGTCTCTAGTTGCTGCGACAACATCAAGCCTTGCTCCAGATAGCATCTCAATGCTTTCAGTTCCGTTGGCGTGTCTGATCTGTTTAACGAATCCTTTAAGGTGGTCATTTGTCTCCAGTAGGTTAGTTACTTGTCGGAAGGTGTCTAGTGCCATGCTTCGATTAGAGCTCATGATAAGGACATTGGTATTCCACTTAATCAAGTGAGCAAGGATTAACATACGCGCCAGATGTGTCTTACCATTCTGTCTAGCTACCAAAATTAGGTTTGTCTTACGAATCCACATGCCTTTCTTGTCCACAGTGAGCATGTCCTTTAGAACAAACTCCTGCCAAGGCATTAGATCCATCTTGACTATTGAGCATAGATCTTTTACATCTTGCAGCTTACTTTCACCCTTGAGAAGTGGACTGTGAAGCCGTGGTTTGGTTGCCCCTCGTAGGGCTTTGGACTTTCTGGGCTTAGTTGTCATTGGTCTGGACTGGGTCGGGTCTTAAAAGGACTGTCCAGCATCGGTTCGGACTGCATCGGGGAGATATAGGTTGA